CCGTGGGAATACGAGTGGGCTGCTCATGTTGGCATCCGTCGCTTCACGGCAAACTGGAACAAAAAGGATGCGGCGCACTACGACCGCAGCCGGATGGAAGATGACCGCACGGCACAAGTAGCGGCTTGCGTGTGCGAAATTGCCGTGGCGAAGCATTACAACCGTTATTGGTCGGGGTCGGTGTGGACTGCCGCGCAGCATGACCATTTCAAAACCCGCGTTGCCGACGTGGGGACAAACATCGAAGTCAAGCGCCTGCGAACGCGAACCGAAGCCCCGGTTAGGCGCAGTCAGTACGGTAAAGGGCTAGTGCTGGTGGTGGCAAAGCCGGTCGAGCCAGAGATGCGAAGCGTTGAGATTTTTGGCAGCATCAAGTACGACAAGGCTTGGGAAACCGGCGCTCCCGCCGACTACGACCCCCAGAACACCCGCGTCATTGACATTACGAGGCTTGCGGCAGCATGAACACAGAATCCGGCGTGAGCCACCTTGACCAACTTTGGCACGAATGGCGCACCCTGCGGCTGCGGCTGTCGGCGCTAGAGCGTGAAATCACCCGAGTCGAGGGCGGCGGTAAGCCTACGGTCAGGCTCGACAACCTGCCCCCGGCGTATCTGATGCAAGGCGCGGAAATGCCGAAGCGGGAGGCGCGATGAAACTCACCGACCGGGAGTTGGAAACGGCGCTTGCCGATCTGCACGGGCTAATCACCACGCATAACGGCATCGTCGGCACCCTTGCCCACCTAAAACGCGAGGTGGCGACCCTTGAATCGTGGCGCGTAACCGACCTAGAGGCTATCCGCGAGGCAGACGCCACCGTGTACCGGCTTACGGAGGCATTACGGGCGATTGCGCGGCTTCCTGACCCTGCGGCAAGGGCTATTGCGGAGAACGCTCTTGAACCGTCTGCATGAGTTTCTGTGGGTAGTCATCCCGACCGTTGCGGCGGTCTGGCTACTCGCGCTTGTCTGCTTCATTATTTACGGGCTGATGAAGAAATAACCACTTCGGAACAATCTTTAACCACGGGTGCAGAATGAACGATAAAGTAAAAGATGACGGGCTTGCGGCGATTGGCAGGGCTATCCGCGAGGCGCGGCGCGACGAGGCGCAAGCGGTTGCGGAGGTAGGCCGGTTGACCGAGCGGCTTGCGTTAGCGCAGGAAGCGGTGAGAGCAGCGCAGAATCGTATTGCGGTGCTGCACCACGACTTGCGAGACAAGGCAGAGAAAGGCTAAACACAAAGGAGGATGGACAATGACGATCAACGACGGCGGCCCGGCGTTTCCGAGGCACGCGCTAGAAATTAAGTTGCCGGACGGCAGCGTGGTGCCGAAAGACCCCGGCATGACCCTGCGGGATTGGTTCGCTACTCACGCGACCGACGCTGACATCGCAGACATTCAGCACGGCACGAAGTTCACGCGGGAGCAGGCGAGGTACATCCACGCCGACCGGATGTTGTGGGCGCGTGAGGTGAAGCCGTGACGACGAAACTTGCCGAGATGTGGGCGGCGCTGGAGGCGCACAAGCCTGCGCCGGAGTATGCCGAGGCGTGGCAGAGGATGTGCCGGGAGCGGACATACGACGCGGCGCGGGCGGCTCACTATGCAGCGCCCGCAGGGTCGGCGGCTTGGTGGGCAGCGGCAGCGTGGGCGACGGCGACGGCGGCTTCGGCCAATTACTACGCCCAACGCGCCATTGACGCGATGCTCGCGGCGCGGGAGGTGAAGCCGTGAGCGACATCACCCTGCCCCGCGCTGTGGGGCTGCACATCCGAAACTCGTTGCGTGGAATCGTCAATGCTTCGGACGATGATTGCGGCGAGGAAAAATGCCGGGAGTGCGCCCCGGTGCGCGTGATGCGTGAAGCCCTCGCCGCCCTCGCCGCCGCGCTCGCGGAGCCGGAGCAGAAGCCGGAGCCTGTGGCTTTTGCAAAGAACGGCAACTTGTTTTGGTGCGGTGACGCATCCCAAATGCGCGGGGTAGATATAGACCTTTACCCCGCCCCACCGCAGCCGGACGCCATCGCCCGAGCGGTCGAGGCCGAGCGGGAGGCGTGTGCGAAGGTGTGTGATGACTTGGTGTTGGCGCATCCCGGTCGTGCCGACTTGACCGCTGACCAATGCGCCGAGGCTATTCGCGCGAGGGGGGCGCAAATGAGTGACGCGATTAATCCCGATCGCTACAAGCAGGGCGATAAGGATTGCATCGACGCGATTAATCCTAATCACTACAAGCAGGGCGACAAGGAAGGCATCGACGCACTTCGCGCCGCTTTGTGGAACGGCATCCGTGCGAGGGGGAGCAAATGAACCGTTGGGATCAAGTAGCCGAGTACGCCACCCGTGGGGTTATCATCGCCTTTTTAGCGGGGCTGTCCGTATGGCTGTTGGCGTGATTTGCGACACCTGTTTTTGGTCGGCAGAGATTACCCGGCGCACCGGCAAGATATGGTGTTCGCACAAGGACTGGCACGGATGGATGCAATACCCCGCCTGCAAGGGGTCAGCGTGGAGGAACGATGAACGCCCCTGATTTCGACAAAATCATCTCGGGGCTGTTTCAGTCCCTACTCGTCTGTACCGCCATCGTGTTAACGTTTTGGGGATTACTTAACTGGTTGTCGTAGACCTGTTAAGTTTTTGCCGATTACTTAACCTTTCCGCGTAAATAGGTTAGGTAGTCCGCCCCTTCTTCCGGCTCCCAAAACACCTTCACCATATCGGGGTGGGTCGGGGCGAGGCGAGGGTTAATGACCGTTACCGCGCAAGGCGAAAGAGCATTGTCGCGGAACCCCTTATCACGCGCATAACGGTCGTAGACCTTGTATGAGGCGACTTTGATCGTGTGCATGGTAATCCCCTGCACCGGGTCTTTCAGGACGCTATAGGCGCTCTCATGCTTGTGTCCGGCGACGTAGATATGGTCACGGGTACCCATCAGCGCCGCTTTCATCGGCCCGTGCGCGGGGTTCCAGATGCTCGACCCGGCGAAGTCGTGGCGAGCGTTTACCCGCACCTCTGCGCCGTTGCTGAACTGCAACGCAATACGCGCCTCGGACGCCCGGTACATCGCGCCCTGCTGTTTGGCAATCCACCGGAGCGGGTCGCCTGCACCTGACCACAAATCGTGGTTGCCGCCGATCATGTAAAGCCACTTGCAGCGCCCGATAAACCACTCCGCGAGTTTCCACGCCTGCGCCGCGCTCGTTGTCTGGTCGGCGTATAACCGCGCCAGACGCCCGCACCAGTTGTTGGTAGTGTCGCCTACGTTGCAGGCGAAAAGCCCCGGTGTAGCGTTTACGAGCGCCGTATGACGCTCTAGCGCCTCAATGTCCGTGCCGTCATCGTCCACATGGGGGTCGCCAAAGTGAAGGAGGCCGACCGGCAGCGAACCCTTTACCTTTACGGGTATCAGTTTCGATGCTTCTTCGTGGTCGCGCTTGTGGGCAAACTTGCGCTTGCGCTGCTCGACAAGTTCCTCTATCGACACGTCATCGTCGGGAATGGGCGTAAAGACAAGGTTTTCCTCGGTCGCCTTGTTTTCGTTACGCAGCCGAGCAAGATGCCCCTGCAGGTTCCGCAGGCTCAACCCGATCTCTTGCGCCGCCGCTGTCCGGTTCCCACCGTGCCGCGCCACCGCCGCAAGCATCGCCTCGTCCGACGCCTTACGCCTCACGGGACACCTTGATGCCAAGTTCCTTGCGCCGCTTGGCGGTTTTCTTTTCGTCGCGCGAGGTGCGCCACTCAATGTGACCGTCGTTCATTCGATATTCCTCCTTGTGAACCAAAGCACAATCGCAACACTCATGGTGCGTATACCCACGGATGCGATACCACGCGCCGTCCGATATCTGGACGGGCGTGTATTTTACTTTGCGCGGCATGACGCAATATCCCGAATGGCGCGGAGTTTGTCATGCGTGGCGCTGATGCATTGCAGCGCGTCAAGGTAAGCCAACGCGAGGTCGGCGTTAGTCTCTAAGGTCGGTTCCTGCAGGTCGCACGGCTCCGTCAGCACCACCGGAATCGT